CAAGAAGGTAAAATAATGCTTGCCCCCGAGCTTGTGACTAACTCTTTTGCAATATGAGTCATTGTTGAATTCCAGTAATTACCGAGTAGTGATGTTAGCCTTATGCCGGATTCTACACCACCAGTGATTTTAAATGTCTTTTGACTGTTGTTGACATGCACTATTATTTCAGCGTTGTCGAAACTTGATACTGTTCTGTCTTTAACCTTTGTCCATTCTGAAAGGTATTGTTCAGGCACATTAATTGAACCACGACTTAGATGAGCATCTGCGAGTATTTTGACCTCCGCAGTTTGTGGTTGATGATCAAATGCTGCAAAGTCAAAAGGTAACCCGTAACTACTTTTCCCCGCCTCTCGCATCTTGTCCATTCTTTCAATCTGTTGATCAACCCGCTCATCCAATGTGTTCCCAGGCCAGTCTAGATACTCTTCGCCGCATAGATAATTCAACCAGGATTGACTGAAATATGTCCATATATCACCAGTTACTGCTATCCTTTGCTTGCCGAGTTCAGGTTTAATAAATGCCTTGTTCACCTGATGTCCTAAATTTGCAATTGTCTGTTCAGCTAAATAGTCTGCTGTCGTAATATCGAGTAGAAAATTCTTTCTGGCCTTAAATTTTCCTTTCTCGCCTTCGAACTCCCATTCTACTTTACCAAAGGTCGATGCCCCATTTGTGTTTGCCAAATCACTAGCTATATAATCGCGAAGTGACATCCACTCTACACTTTTAGGTTGTGCAACACCTTGTACATCAATTGCCGCCTTTCTAAATGTTTCTAGCCACATGGTATCAATTCCATGTTCTTCACCACCAGTAGCCAATTTCTTAGTTTCCTCTTCTATGTCGAAATTACCAAAAGGGGGATTACGATATCCTGAGATACCACCTGCTTCACAGTATCGCAAACGCATATCCATTGCCGCAGGATTTTTCTTTAACCGATCACTAACGTATTTTGACACAAGTTGCCAATCGTCGAGGCTATTCAAACAATTCATTTTATTCCAAAAGGGTAACCATTTGCCATGTATTATCTCTGCAAGTAACATGTTGCATACAGTTATGTAATCTAGATTTACTAGACGACGAGTCCAAAACATCCACGTTGATGTCTTTCCCTCTTTAAGATACAATGAATAGACTGTTCTTGCACGTGCACGAC